TCGAACCTTCGACCGACTGCTTAGAAGGCAGTTGCTCTATCCAACTGAGCTAGCGAGTCATGTGGTGGTTCCTGTCGCCGCCAGTCCTGAACCACCAAGGAGACTGCCGCAGTTCATTTCTGAACTTCTTTATTATACATCAGGGAATGAATTCTGTCCACCCCGTCAGCAAGTATTTTTCTCCTGACAATGGTTGGTTACCCCTATGAGCATGGGTGTATGTAGAAGGCCATACTAACATTCTGTTCTTGATTGGTTTGTACCTTGTCTTTTGATGAAGAAACTCTGTCTCTCCTCCCTCTTCTACATCATTCAAATATAATCCGAATGCAGTAATTCGATTTCTATATCTTGCAGCAGAATCTTCACAATGCCACCCATGATATCCCTGTCCTGGTAGAGTTTTTTGAACTTTGATATCGATAATCCCATGCCTTTCATAACCTGAAAGCATACTAAACTCTTTCATATAAAGAGGATATGCTTCATTAAAAAAGATTTGATTGAACTCCTTTTGAACGTAAGGTATCGCTACCTCCTGATAGAAGTTATCGAATGACAATGCGATACTAGAATCTACAATCTCATGATGTTCATGCTCTTCCCTACCAAAAGTCATTCCTGCGTCTTCCAGCGCCTTAAAATGCTGAATGTATCTGTCTAACAAGGCATCAGGAAAAAAGTTATCAAATATACCAATATAAGTATCAGTTATCGTATATCTTTTTTCAATTGTCATCACTTATACCACATCCAAACATTATCAAACGTTGTCATTGGACTGGTAATCCCATTCTCTTCTCTAAATTCTTGAACTGCTTTCTTAATGAAGTGCCCATTCCAATCATGTCCAGCGTAGATACCACCAGGTTTCAAGACTCTGTACCAGGATTCGATTTCGTTCTTGGCACTTTCATAGTTGATGCCACAATCATGGAGAACAAAGTCAAGAGTTTCATCTTGGAATGTTTCCAGTGCCTCATCAGCAGATGCCTCCGCAAATACTCCTCTATCTCCAACATTGCTAAACTTAAAATTGTGGTAAAAGTTCATCTTAATCATGTCAATCTTCTTTTCATCAAAAAGATGACATGGTGAACCATCATGCGTGAGCAAGTCAACGTATGGTTTAAACTCATCCAGTCCATACAGTCTCTTAACGTTAGGACAGTTGTGGAGGATGGTAAAGAAAGACTCTCCAGTAGCAGTTCCTAATTCAATCCCTTCTAACTCTTCGCCCAGTTGAAGAATTGGATGAATAATACTTTTGAAACTACACTGATAATCCACATAAGTATATGGTTCAGGAGCAGGAATTTTCATAATGTTTTTCACTCGTGGTTTATTTATTATCTCCAGTAATCACTGGTAATTTCTTCTCCAAAATTACAGTTCAGAACCAATCTGTTCTGATATTCTTTGGGACAAGAGGATGCATGGTAAACATCTCCAGGAAGAAGCACTGCTCTTCCCTGCTTACATTCTATCTTATCAACAACTTCTCCGTCTTGAAAAATATAAGTAGGAGCGTCTGAGTCAGAACAGTAGTAGAGAAGAGAATAGTGTGGTTTCTCAGAGTCTACATGTGGTTTATGATGCTCAGCAGAGGTATTATTGGTTTGATTCCTGATAAACATTCCAAGTCGAAATCTATACAGTTGAAGATTGCTCTCCAAACTAATATCAAATTTAGATACTATCTCCATGAACAGTGGTAGAGTTGTATTATACATGTCGTTGTCAAAGACATTTGGAAAATCGTAAATTAAATTAAAAAATCCAGAGTTTCCGTCATTATTGTCTGTGATACCGCCTTTGTATTTCCAATCAACATTTATCACACGTTCAAGATAATACTTCTGCGTTTGTTTTGCTAGAACATCATCTAATACTTGAATCATTTTCTTTCGAGATAATCATCGTACTCTTCATCTGTAATTTCGTCGATACTTACAACCTCAAGTTCATCTTCATTTGGTTCAATCCACTCATCAAATTCTTGGCAGATTGCATATGCATCTTCAATGGTTTCAATAGTCACTCCATCTTCATGCATGTCACCGATACGGTTGATTGCCCAGTCACGAGTGTGTCTAACAATGTCTTCAGTCTCCATCATAGTAGTCTTTTCTGAAGTATCTTGAGAGGATGTTGCTATTGTAGTAGGCAGGTCCTCCTGTGTCAAGAGATTCGGTGAGAACTCCGTTGAGGAAGAGTTGTCTTGTTTCTTCAAAGTTTGTTTTGCCAGCTGTTTTATGTAAGCTGAGGATAGTTCTACTAAAATTTTGTCTACCCAAGCGTTGAATGTCTTCTTTAAGTTCTGGACAAGAGCCATAATACTTTTTCCAATCGGATTCTGATTTTACTTTGCGTTTTTTCCCTTTAGGCGTTCGATGTTGGTAAAAATACTTTCTCCCAATGTATTGTCGTTTGTTGGTGAGATTGGTAATGTTATAAACAAAACCATAGTAGTCACCAATATCGTCACTAGAAAAATGTCTGTCACGATATATCCAGGGATTTTCATAGTCAACATCCATACACACCATGCATCATAGCACCTATTTAGTGTGTTAGAATAAATATGTAAAAGACTTTGGGTATGGACGTTAAATTAACTGACTTGATATATCACAAGAAAAACTTTTTATCCCCTGAGCAATGCGACAGTTTGATTCAGGAGTATGAGAGTAGAAGTAGTGAGCATATCCTAGAGCACTGTCCAGAGGCGACTACAGGGGCGGATATATACTCCTCATACAAGAGAATTGAACTGATACCAGGGACAGATAATTTTCTTGCTATCAATAATGCTACTGAAAGCATCATTAGAGAGTATCACGATTACACAGATAAGTTTGATGCTTTCCATATTGAGAGAAGAGGTTCCCTCAAGTTCTCTCACATGCACAGACTTCTCAAATATGATACTGGAACCAAGTTACATGCTCATGTAGATCACGATCAGTATGTGTATGGAAGTTGCACCTTCAATCTCAACGATGATTATGAAGGGGGAGACTTTTTATTCTTCAAAGGAAAGCATAGAGTAAAACTTGGGAAAGGAGATGCTCTAATTTTCCCTGCTGGATTTCACTGGGTACATGAAGTTGATGAAATTAAGTCTGGCACCAGGTATAGCACCAATAGTTTCTTGCTTTCAGTCCCATCAACCGTGTTCTTTGCCACTAAAAAGGTATGGGAAGAACAAATGAATCTGTATAACTCTATCCCAGAGTTGAAAGATCCTACTGAATATGATATTCCTTGGCGTTAAAATCTATATTCATCAAGAATATCTAAAACGTAACTAAGATATTTCTGTGCCATATCCTTCTCTGCCTGATATGGAGTTGATTCCCAATCCACGTCATGCTTCAATTTCATAATGCGAACTCTCAGTTCTTCTAGACTAACTTGATTTCTAGGCATTAAAAAAGGGGGATTTCTCCCCCTATGTATAGCAAAAATTAGAGTTGGAAACCACTAAATGTGTCTTTCTTAACATCTTGTTTGATTCCACCAACAATATATGATTCAACCTCTGTCTCTTGTGGTGCTACCTGAAGTCCCTTAGAGGAAATCCAGTGCTGTGTCCAAGGCAATGGATTGTTTTTAGCAGCAATATCATACTGCGGTTTCAGTCCGATTGCTTTCAAGCGACGATTGGCAATCCACTCAACGTATTGTTGAAGCAGTTTGTCATTCAAACCAATCATACTGCCATCTTGGAACAGATAGTCTGCCCAACGCTTCTCTTCATTGACAGCATTGTCAAACGCTTTGATAGTCCACTCCTCTTCTTCCTTACAGATTTGCTTCATCTCAGGATCGTCACCTTGCTTCCACTTATTCAGAATATTCTGAGTGATTGCTAGGTGTTGGTTTTCGTCTCTTGCGATGAGACTAATGATTTTAGCGGAACCCTCCATAAGCTTAAGTTCACCAAAGGCGAAACTACAAGCAAAGCTAACGTAGAACCTAATACCTTCAAGAATATTAACGTTTGCGACGGCTCTGTAGAGTTTGCGCTTGAGTTCATACTTGCCTTCCAGTGCGTAGGGAACTTGTTCTAAAGCATGTTGCCAGTCATTAGAATTATCATACTGGTGAGCAGCACCAATAAAGTCATCATACCCCTTGGTGACGCTTGCAGCACGTTCTAGGATGCGCTCGTCAGTCACAATCTTGTCAAACACCTCAGAGGCGTCTGGGTAGACGTTCTTGATGATGTAAGTGTAGGAACGACTGTGAATCATCTCCATGAATCCCCAGACTTCCATACATGCTTCCAGTTCAGGAAGAGAGCAATAAGGAATAAATGCCATCCCAGGACCTCTACCTTGGATGGAATCAAGCATAATCTGATACTTCAAATTAGAAGTGTAGATGTGCTTTTGTTCAGGACGTAGTGTTTGATAATCGCCCCTGTCCTTCTGGAGAGAAACCTCTTCAGGTCTCCAGAAGTAACTTAATTGTTGGGTGGTGAGTTTATCAAAAACTGGATATTTGTACGAATCGTATCTCTGGACTCCCAGAGGTTTACCGAAGAACATCGGTTGCTTCTTTGTATTTACTTGTTCAGTGTTAAAGACTGTCATACCTTTAACCTTATTTGTGGTATCATCCACAGACGAAATCTTAAACTGCACAGGATTCACACTCTCCCTCCTCGGCTTGTTCTAACTCTGTTAGTAGGTTTTCTAAATTTGGTTTGTCTTCTTCTACCTCATCGTTCTTCATGTCATGAGTGTTCTGGTAGTAAGAAGTCTTCCACCCGTACTTATATGTAGATAAAAAGTCATTTGCCATGACAGACACAGGGACTTCATTATCTGCAAAATGTTCAGGATTATAACTCCAGTTACCAGATATAGCCTGATCGAAGAATTTTTGCATCACTGCCACCACATTTATGTAACCCTTATTGTCAGGCATATCCCATAAAAGTGTGTAGTTATTTTTCAAGGAAGAGAATTGCGGAACAATCTGCTTAAGAGGACCTTTCTTCGACTTTTTAATGGACAAGTATCCACGAGGTGGTTCGATTCCGTTTGTTGCATTTGACACAACGGAACTGCTCTCCGATGGCATCTGTGCGGACAGAGTGCTGTGTCTGAGCCCGAACTCCAAGATAGATGCTCTAAGAGACTCCCAATCATGTGCTAACTCCTGACTTGAAATTTCGTCAACATCCTTCTTGTATGTGTCAATGGGAAGGATACCATCAGCATATTTGGTGCGTCCAAAGTTCTCGCACCATCCCTTTTCCTTGGCAAGTTGATTAGACGCCTTCAGAAGGTAATATTGGAAGGACTCAGAGAGTCCGTGAACAGCATCCCATGCCTCTTGAGAGTCATACTTGAATCCAAGTTTGGCAAGGTAGTGT